ATTATATAGGAGGCAACACAAATGGCAGAACAGAAAAAAGGACCAGGAAAACCTACAGAGAAACAAATAATTGTACTTAGTTTTCTACAATCTAATGAAGGGGCATATTTCGGTGACGAAATTGCTGAAGCTTCAGACGAACTAAACCCTAAAGGTATCCACGGCGTTATGAATGGCTTGTACAAACGCGGACTAGTCGGAAAAGACAAAACTCCACGTACTGTTACAAGAACTAACAGAGATGGCGAACCAGTTGAAAAAGAAACTGAAGCTACTGCATATTCACTTACTGATGAAGGCCGTGCCAAAGACCTTAACTAATAAGACATACAACTAATAAAAGGCAACTATAATAACGATGTAGTTGCCTTCTATAGTGTATTATTAGTGAACACATCATGAAAACACACAAATGAAAAAACAAATGTTATCTACAAATGGAGGAATAACAAATGGCAAACAAAGAAAATGCTTTAAAAATCAACAAAGTGCGTGTTGTTGGAGTTCTAGAAGAAGTAGAACTTAAAAGAGACGTATCAAAAGGAAACAATAAAAACTACATTGCAGGAAATATTGTAGTAAAAAGTGAGCTAAAAGGCGAAGAACAGCTTACTGAATTTACTCTATTCGCATTTCAACTTACCAGAGAGGGTAAGGAAAACTCATTCTATAAAACTTATGATGGATTAGAAGATAGGACCGGAGAAAGAGTTGCGATAGACGGAGAAATTGAGGAAAATAGATTTTATAGTAATAACAACGATGCACTAATTTCTCAATCACGTAATAGAGCTAAATTTATCAACAAACCTACAAGAGAAGAAGAAGATGAAGCGACTTTTATTTTCGGAGGTTATGTTGTTAAGCCAATCAATGAAAGGCTTAATAAGAACGAAGAAGTTATTCACTACGAAATTACACTAGGTCAGGCTGATTATTCTGGTACTAAGCCTATCTATATCACTTTCGCAGTCGACCGAGACAACACCAAAGCAGTTAAATTCATGGAAAATGAATACGAAGTCGGTGAAACAGTAAGAGTAGATGGAAACTTTGAAGTTACTCATGAGCAAAACGAAGTCGTAAAAGAAAACGCATTTGGTAAAGATAAAGTAAAAGTATATGATAACTATTTCAAAATTTACAGAGTTACTGGTGGTTCTGCTCCTCTAGAAAAAGGCTCTTATGATGAAGATTATATTCTTGAACTAGCCCAGTCTTATAAAGATATTGGGCAAGATTTGAAAGCAAAATCTGAGTCACAGAATGAAAGTTCACAACCCAAATCTAAAAGAAAAACAAAAAGCAAACTAGAAAACATGTTATAGAAATATAGATTAGGGGAGTCTTTGCTCCCCTTTATATTCTAAAAGGAGGAAATTATAAATGCAAGATTTGTTAGAATTACAACCACATAGAGTATCAGAGAGTTTAACAGATAAAATCTTCTTATTCTATGGTGAAGCGGGTACAAGAAAAACAACAGTTGCAGGTGCTTTTCCTGACATGTTGCTAAGTGCTTTTGAGATTGGGTATAAATATATCGACGGTATCTACGCCCTTCATATTACAAATTGGTCTGAGTTTAAGAGACTTGTTAGAAAGCTTGATGATGAAAATGTAAAAGAAAAATATAAAATGATAGGTATTGATACAATTAGCTTAGCATATAGTGCTTGCTATGATTATATTCTTAAACAGCAAGGTGTTGACGATCCTGGTGACATTGGTTACGGAAAAGGTTGGAGACTTATTAGAAAAGAGTTTGAAAAAACTATTCTAAAAATTCCACAAATTGGCTATGGTTTAGTTATGATAGCACATGCTGATGAAAATAACAAGGGTGAAGACGCTAGCTCAACTAAAGTTGATATTGATAAGCGACCAGCTGCAATTATTAAAGGACTTGCAGACCATATTATATATTTGAGAAAAGCTTACAAAGACGGTACAGAAAAAACAATGGAAAACCAAACTGTTTATGCCTATACTAACCTGGTTGACATTGAAAGCAAAACAAGACTTAAACAATTGGCGCCTAAATTTGAATTTACATATGAGAACTTAAAAGAAGAAATCAAAAAAGCTATTGAGAAGAAAAAAGTTCAAGAAGGCATTGTTACTGACGAAAATAGGCAGCAACTTTATAAGAAAACAGAACAGTCTTTTGAAGAAGTTCGAGAAGAAGCAGTGGCTATTGCAAAACAACTTATAAGCGAGAATGGAGAAGATATCAAAGAGTACATTAACAATCTAATATTTGATTATCTAGGCGTTCCTATCAGCGAAACTACTAAGGCACACAAGAATGAATTAATTAGTCTTAGAGAAGAACTCGCAGACAAGAGAGAAGAACTAAGTGAATAGACAACAACTAGAGCAGCTAATCAAAGAGGAATTAGAGATACCAAATCTAAGTCCTATGATGAAGGCTCAAATTGTTAAATTTAGAAAGAGCGGCCTAACGTTTAAAGAAATTGGCCGCTCTATTTTTTATTATGTCAATGTTTTGAAGCGAGAACCTGATAGAGATGAGCTAAGAAAGTACGGTATTGGTATCGTACCTAATGTAGTGCAAGAAGCCAATGAATACTTTGAAGCAAAAAATAAACTAAATGAATTTTATAGACAGCAAGGTATTAAACTTAAACAATCTAAGCTTAAAGAAAGAAAAAAGAAGAAGTTTAAAGTTAAACCTCGCAAACGTAAAAATACAGATAAACATATTAACTTAGATGAACTGTAAAAGAAAGAGGTGAAACAATGTCTACATTATTCGACCAAAATGCGGCTATGATGGTAGTCGCTGGTTTGATAAAAAAGCCTGAGATTATTCATGATAACCAAAGTTATAAGCTTACACCTAATGATTTTAAAAGCGATTTTTATAAAATTATTTTTGGAGCTATTAACAATTTGGTTCAAGACGGCGCCCAAAATATAAACACTAAAGATATAGATTTATATATCGGTCAATATAAAAAGCAATATGAAAAATACAAGAGTCATAATGGCTATGAATTTCTTACATCTTTAGAGCCTTATGTTAAAGATATGGACGAAAATAAATTTAGAATACATTATGATAGAACAAAGAAATTTACTATCCTTAGAAGTTTAGAAGGACTGGGAATAGACACAAAAGAATTCTATAATCCCGATGTAAACTTTTTAGAATTAGAAAAAGAAAACAAAAAGTTAAATAAATATACGATTGAAGGAATTCTAGAAAAAGTTAAGGGAAGACTCGTTACAGTAGAAAATGAGTATATAGCAAGAAATAATATACAAGCCCAAACAGCAGGTAAAGGAATGGCTCAGCTATATCAAGGCCTTAAAGATACTCCTGAAATTGGTATGCCTATTGAAGGCGATATATTAAACTACATTGTTAGAGGCGCAAGATTGGGTAAGATGTATATAAATAGTGCGCCATCTGGACACGGTAAAACAAGATTTATGGTTGGTAATGCTTGTGCTTTATCAGTGCCTAGAATTGAAAATAACAAGGTTGTTATTAAAGAAGACCTTAGAAAAACTGTTATATTTACTACTGAGCAGAAGGTTGATGAAATTCAAACACTTATTCTTGCTTATGTTAGTGGAGTTAATGAGAATAAAATTCTTACAGGTACTGTTGATGCTTATGAGGAGAAATTAATTCAAAAAGCTATTAATATCATTGAGTTTTATGATGAAAATCTTCATATCGAAGTTATTGGAAACCCTTCAATAGCAACTATTAAAGCAAGACTACTTAATTATATCACAAAGTATGGAATAGAATATATATTTTATGACTATATCTTTTCTAGTCCTGGACTTCTTGGTGAATTCAGAGACTTAAAAATTAGAGAAGACGTCGCACTAATGATGTTATCTAACACGCTTAAGGAAATTGCGGCAGAAAACAATGTATTTATTCAGTCTGGTACTCAGCTTAATGATAGATGGCAAAAGAACCTTGTTAGAAATGTCAATCATGTTCGTGGCTCAAAAGCGATTGGTGACAAGGTAGACGTTGGTATTATTAGCGTCATGTTAAGTGATGTTCCAGAAGAAAAAGAGAAAGCAGAGAAAATAGTAGAAGCAGCGAATGTTCCAATGCCCAATATTGTAGTTGATGTTTATAAAAATAGACGTGGACCGCTAACGGGTGTTAAATTATTTAGACACTTTGATTATGGTACTTGTAGGGTAAAAGATATAATGTTAACTTCAAGTAGCTTTAAAGTTATAAATGATTATGAGGTTGTAGAGTATGAACAGTCGACTCTGTCTTTTAGCGAATATGATAAAATGGTGGTGAATTTCAATGAGTAAGTCAATAAAAGAATATAGAAATGAGCTTAACGCAGATGATATAAGAGATTTTTTAGAAAATCACTATGATGTGTCTCCAGTAAGAGAAAATGATGTAATGATAGTTTATCCTACTGTTTGTCATAACTTAGACCCAGCAGATGCGAGTCCTAAACTGTATTACTATAAGAAAGATAATATATTTAAATGCTATACAGAATGCGACCAGGTTTTTGATATATTCCAGCTTATAGAAAACATGGAATATTTAAGAGGACGCAAAATTTCGGTAAAAGGCGCAATAGAAATGATAGGAGTTAATTCTTCTGAAGGCATTAGCGATACTGAGCATTTTAGTATTAAAAAACAACTAGACTATTTATATGAAATGAATAATATAGTTAGTCAAGAAGAAATAGAATTAACAACATATAGCAAGAAAATATTAAATAGATATATTTATGACCTAGAGTTTTTAAAGCCTTGAATTAATGAAGGGATTAGCCCTGAGACTCTTAGAAAATATAAGATTAAATTTGATACTATTATGAATGCAATTATCATACCATATTTTACAGATGATAAAGAGTTAGTTGGTATTAGAGGAAGGTTTTTAAATCCTGATGCAAAAGCAAAATATATGCCAGTAAAGTATGGAGATAAATATTTAGCGCATCCAACAAGCAAGATTTTATACGGTCTAGGCGTTAATAAAAAAGCAATACAGAAGAAAAAAATTGCTATATTGTTTGAAGGAGAAAAAAGTGTTATGAAAATGGATACACTTTATGGAGATGAAAATGTGTCTCTTGCGGTATCTGGACAAACAATTAGCAAAGACCATATTCAACTACTTATGAAATATGGTATTAAAGATGTAATAATTGCATTTGATAAGGACTATAAAAGCTATAATGAGTTAGAAGAAAAAATTCAAGACTACAAAAATAAATTTGGTTATATTAGAAACTTTTTTAATGTAAGTATTATAGCAGATATTGACTTCCTATTAGACCACAAAGACTCTCCCATAGATGACGGAGAAGAAACATTTAATATACTAATGAAAGAAAGACTATATATGTAGAGGGGTTACAAAATGGAGAATTTTAAATATAAATTAAAGAACAACTTGCTA